TGGTGCCGTCGCCACGTTCACTGGTGCAGGTGCTGGCTCTGGATCAGCAACAGAAAGACCCGCAGTAGATGCGTCATTGACCACGGCTGTCTGGACGGACAGTGGCGCGGCGGCCTGCGGCGCGGGTCCAGCAGCTTCTGCAAGCACCAGCCGATAACCTTCAGGGATAGCCAGAAAGCGTGCAATGTGCTTCTCGTCGCTGACGGGCGCAACATGCCGGCCCTTTGTGTCAGCGGTGAAATGATACGTGGTGCCGCCCAAGGTGACTTTGGTGCCGCCGGGGCGTGGCAGAATGCTTTCGATGATGACTGGTTGAGACATGACAGGTGCCTTTGCTTTGAAAACGGGCTACCGCCGCCGTTTGACGGGCGGCGGCAATGAAGATCTTATCCTTGCAGAACGATGCGGATGTGCAGTTCTGAGGTGGGATCGGCGGGGATTGTCGTCGCGGTTTTCACACCGATAGAAGTTGGCATCTCACCGTTCTTCGGGATCGCGTTCAGCTCAACCAGCCCAGTGCGATTGCCTGTTGCCGCGTTGGCTGCCACGCCGTCAATCAGTTCATCGCCGGATACGCGCGCATCATCCTTGCTGCCGGGGATCCCCGTTAGCAGGCCGATGTCGAGCGCGGCGGTGCCGACGTTGACCGTGGCAAAATCAAAGTCGACGATGGTGGCACCGGGGAACAGCGAAATAAGGTCGAGGATATCCGTATCCGCCAGTTCTTCGTCGAACGTGTGAACGAACTGATAGGTGATGGTCTCGCCCGCGCGGTGCGGGTGGGGGATAGGCTTGCGGGCATTGCCCTTGAAGAACTTGGACTGCTTGATCGACATGGGACTGCTCCGTTGGGTGCTTTGGGTGGTGAAAGAGCGCCGGTGAGGCGCTCAATCAAAAATCAGGCGGCGACTTGGTTTGGGTCTGCCGCGTATGTGTCCACTGCGCAGACGCCGAAGTCGTGGCCGTTGAAGCGGGACTTCTTGAAGCCCCCGATCATGCCGCAGTAGATTTCAACCTGGTTGTCCGCATCGGTCAGCTTCTCGACCCATGAGAAACGGGATTTGTTCCCGCCGGACCCGTAGGCCACGATGCCAGCCTGACGGCCCAGCAATAGAGCGCGCGATGCGGATACATCGTTGCCCGCGCCATAGTCGTTGAAGCGCAGAACAGATTCATGCTCGTGCAACAGAAGGTTGTTGATCTTGCCCAGGCCGCCTTTGACGATGGGTGAACTGCGACCTTCGGACGTTGCCAGCGCTTGGCTGATTTTCGACCATGAGATGTCACCTGTCTCGGTGCGCAGGTCATAGGACTGGAACTGGTTCATCAGAACAACAAAGCAGTTGTCAGATGCAACACGTACAGGCGTCATGCGGATCACGTCAGGATTGACAGCGTTCATCATACTCGGCTTGACCGCAACACGCTCCAACAGACGCACAGACATCTTGTCGGCTGTGGTCAGTGTGGCCTTTGACACGGCGGTGCCACCATAAAGGATGTGGTCCGCGTCGGGCGCTTCAATCGCGTTGCCCGCGAATGGCGCATCAAACAAGCGGTCTTGGTTGATCGCTTGGAACCCGGCATCGCCTGACAGATAGGCAAAGTAGCCTTCGTCCAGCCATTGCGCGCTGTATTCAGCGGCGCGGTCTTTGGCAATCTTGCGGATGTTGTGGATGGTACGCTTCCGGGTCATCCGGCCACCACCAGAAACACCTTTCCGGGCTTGGTCGATCTTCACCTCGTCGGAATAGAACGTCAGCGCCTCTGCGTTGCCTTCAACCCGATTGTCCCCGAGCGTCATGCCTCCACGCAGGCGCATGGAGAGGTCAAACGTGATTGTGTCGCCAGCGGCGTCTTCAAGGTCAACCTTGCGCTCAATGACGTTGTTTTCGCCTTGGCCGATGAACTTGTTGAAGTAGGTCATTTTGTCGGTATCACGTGCCAGTGTTGTGGCGTACCGACGGACTGCTTTTGGGTCTCCGACCCCGATAGCTGTTTGCATTTGGACGTCTCCTAAGAGTCAAATTAACGACCCAGGCACGTCCTATGCTTGGTATGTGTGGTAACTGGTTACCACATGTCAGCGCGATTTATCAACAGGGTTATGCGTCCTGCTCGGCTTTGACGGGCTCCGTGCCGTTCCGCACGATGGTCTTCTCTCTCGGGGCCATCACTTTCACGGTGATGACACCCTCACCTGACCTTTCGAGTTGCACGCTGGTATCATCCCCGACGTTGATCACGACGGGGACTTGATTTTGATGTGGTTTGATTTTGGTCTTCCAGACACCCACGGGTTTTTACCTTCCTTCAAGGAAGCGCTCGTAGGCTTCCGGGTCTTTTTGTTCCAGCTGGTCGATCAGCGCTTCTGCCGCCAGCGGATCTTCGGCCATCTTCTTGTCGATGGCAGCGAAGGTGCTGTCGGTCAGTGCTTCGGCTGAGGCGCTGTTGACGCCTGCAAGTGTCTGGACGCCGTCGGGCCGCGGCTCAGTCTTGACCTGCAGCTTGTCCTCGGTGGTTGCTTCGGGTGCTGGTGTTCCAAAGTCCAGTTCTTTGCCGTGACGAACCTTGTACTCCGCCGCATACTGGTCTTGGGCCAAGCGCAGTTGTTGGTCGACGGTCATATCGGCAAAAATCGGATTGCCTGTGACGGCCTGAACATGCGCATCCCAACCATTGATGTGTTCGTCAGAAAAGATGGCCGGCACAGCCTCTTTGTAGGCGTTGACCCGGCTGTAGAAGTGTTCCGCTTGGGTCTGTTGGTTGGTCGTTGCAATCTCCTGCGCCTGTGTTTGCAGCAGGTTAGCCTGTTCAATGGCCGCTTGTGCCTTTGCTTGCTCAGCGATGATGGCTTTCTGCTGTGTCCGCAGTTCCTCGCCTGTGATTTCCCCGTCGTCGTATTGCGTCAGAAGGTTGTCCAGCGCGGTATCACTTTCAGCCACAGTAGCCTCATGGGCGGTGACGTCAGGCAGTTCCGGCAGAGGGACTGGTTCGGGCGCGGGTGGCGCTTCTTCAGCTTTGGGTGTGGCAGGCACGTCTTCGGGCGCTGGCGTCGTTTCAATCGGCGGTGTTTCTGTTGTCGCTTCAGCTTCTTGAGGCGCTGGCACCTGCAAAGCGTCTGTTTCTTCATTCGCTGTTGTCTCCGGTGTTGTTGCTGCGTCCACAATGGCGTCGTCACCTTCGGACAAAGCGGCGATCTCCTGATCGGTGAAACCGTCTGCCTGAAGGCTTTCAACGGTGAAAGTTTCGGGAATGTGGTCGAACTGGGTTGATTGGTCGGTCATGTGTTGGTTCCTTCGGGCGTTTCATTGGTGGATTTGATTGCGTTGGCACGTGCAGCGACGTCCTTCATGTCGCTGGTGTGCTTTTCTGCGGCCAACTGATCGGCGGCAGCGCGTTGGGCGTTGATGGTTGCGATTGCGACGTCCGCTTCGGCCTTGATCTTGGCTTCATCGATGTCGCCTTGCGCTGCAATGCGGGCCTTTTCGATCTCGACGGCGCGTGTTGCCTCGTCAGCAAGGTCTTTGTGTTGCGCCAACTGCTGTTCGTACCGGGCGGTCTGCTTCAGCGCTTCTTCGCGCAGCTTCATCAGCTCACGCTCGAAGGCTTGCTGCAATTGCATCATCTGCCGCTCGTTGGCGACGTCTGCGCCGGGATCGCCTGCACCTGCGGCCTGCACATCAGCGATGATCTTCTGAGCCTCAGCGGCCACTTTCTGCGCTTCAGCCTGCGTCTTGGCGGCATCAGCTTCTTTTTCGGTAAGCTCAGCCATCGTGGCGCGCTGCTCAAGCTTGGACTGGGCTTGCTTTGCGGCCATTCTCTGCTGTTCTTCCGGTGTTGGGTTGTCCGGGTCCATGTCCGGGTCTTCTTGCCCAGTGACGGCGCGGATACGGCGCACAAGTTCGTCGCGTTTGGGAACGTCGAGGGCTTCCACGATAAGGTCGAGGATCCCGACCACCATCTGCGGTGCGGTCGCTGCCAGCTTGCCACCCAGATCGAGCAATTGCTCGGCCTGCGCCTGCCGTGCTGTTGCGCGCCAATCCTCTTCGGACAGGACAAAGTCAGCCTTGAACTCTGCGATGGCGTTTTCGGGCGCGCCGTCGTTGACCGCGATGTAGTCTGGGTTCCCGCGTGTGTCGGTGATCCGAAAATCAGCGCGGTTGGTGTAGTATTGTTCGATGTTCACGAGGCTTTTCTCGCCGTGCATCAGGCGTGAGCGGCGCAGGTTGTCAAAAAACAGCGATGTGGTCAGAGCGCCTTGGTCCTGCCGGGCAAGGATTGCCTTGCCGCTTGCGGCGTTGGTCTTGCGCCCCATGTTTTCGTCTGTGACGCCTGAGATGGATTGAAGCATCTGCGCGTCTTTGGACATCATGTCGACGTGAGCCTGTGCGATGTCGTTGTCTGCCGAGATGTCAGGTGGTCGTTTGCCTGCTGCATACTCAATCACCGCGTCGGGACGTGCCGCTTCGTTCCGCAGAGTTTCGACGTCCTTCACCGCCCCTTCTTCCACCGTTACACGTGTTGTGGACAGGTGGTGGAGTGCTTTGGCTGCCCGGCGGTTCAGGTCGCGCTGGATGTCGCGCATGCCACGAATAATGCCGTAGGGCATGCCGTCCCTTGCCCGGCGATATCCCCAGACAGGGGTGAAGGGGTATCGGTTGTGCCGATAGGGGCTGCGCCGGATATCCAACAGGCCGTTGTCGGTGAAGATAGCGCAGTGCATGACCTGCCGCGTTCGCTTGGATATGAACGCAAGGTTGTCGTTGATCTCCCGGACGTGTCCAGGGCTCCAAGGGTCAAATATCTCTCCGTCGAACTGGCCGCCCTTGATGGATTCGACGTCTGCAATCGGCTTTTTGAACCAGCATTCGATCACGCGCACACGGTCTCGGCTTTCCGAGAGGTCGTTGCGCGTGCCCCCGTAGGCGCTCTGGAAGTGTTCCTCTTCCTGCTGGTCCATCGGGTTGTCGCCCAGATCGTCCGTTAAGAAGTTTCCACTTCCTGCCATGGCTGCTGACAGATCAATCTGCGCCTGTCGGTGTGGCCACATGCTCATGGCGATGTCCATGTCCAGCCACTTGACCCGCATCAAATAGCGCGCGTCTTCCAGATCATACCGGACGGCGGTGCTGTCCCATAGCATGCTGCGCCAGTTCTCTGCGCGCATCATCACCCGCGCATTGTCATCGAGTGCGCCTTCACCGGTTTCAAACCAGCCCAAGCCTGCTTTGACCGATGACGAGAACGCCTCAGACGTTGCATCGACGAAATGATTGCAATCATCGACGTGCTTCAGGAGTTGCGACTTGCGCTCGGCGGCCTGAATGCCGTCTTTGTCTTTAGCAAGGATCCGGTAATCCATGGCGCTGCGGCGCTGGCTACCGAGAACCCAGTTCACACTGGTTTGGATCAGGTTGAACACCAAAGGTGCTTGGCCGCGCTCGGCAAGGATGGCCAGATCCTCTTCCGTGTATTGGATGTGGTCATAGAAGTCTTCATCCATCGCCATTTCGAGGCGGTTGTCGGCTTGGCGATCAAGTTCCCGGATATAGTGCCCCAGAAGGTTCTGGTGCAGGTTGTGGCCTTTGCTGCTTTCGAGAAAGCTGACCTTACGTTGCATATTGCGGCGTGCGTCCTTGCCGTCTTCGGGCAAAGGGTCTCCTGGTACGCGCGCGCGTCGTGCGCCGAACTCGATACGACTCGGGGGGTTGGCCTGCGAGTGGCCTTCGATTTCATACACGGTTGGTTATCTCCACCTCTTTGATGGTTTCGCCGGTCTCCGAGTCCTTCATCACCAGATCGCCGATTGCATAAGCGCCCTCCCGTGGCTTGGGAGGCATGTTGTATAGGTCGCGTAGGCTGTCATTGATCGCATCAAGGATGCCTAAGACGTTGTTGGGCAGTAGGTTCTCCATGATCCATTCTGTGATGGAGTATGTCGCGTGCTGGCGGTCCCCCAGTTCCCGGTCATCTGACACAGCAAACTTCCATGCGTCGTTCATCAGGATCACGATTGGAACTGTGCGGCCGGGCTGAAGCGGGCGCATTGCATCAAGCAACACGAGGCATGGCTGGGACTTCCCGCGTTGGCTGTCGTCAACGTGCCAAGTACCGATAACGCGGATGCCATGCTTGGTGCGGTCGAACGCTTTGATCTCAAGGTTGAGTGATGGCCGGATTAAGCTCATTTCACTTTCTCCATGTATGCGCGCAAGACAGCATTCATACGGGTCAAGTGACCTGGGCCGCTTGCTTTGAAAAAGTCCAGTATGTCTGCATCAACACGAATGTTAATCGACACTTTGTTCTTGCGCTCAACGACTTCCGCGCCGTCCCAGAAGCCATCAGGCATGTCTATTTCTGGCGCGTTGGCTTTCGGCGGAAGCAACTCGCCTCGCTCTTGCATCTGGCGAACTTCAGACAGCGAAGCTGTTTTCAGCGATGACATAGATTGATTCCCATTTCTTCGTATCGTGCGTTGATGACTTGCGTGTCTCGGTTGCGGACTTGGATGCATAGGCGGTTCATCGCGCGCGCGATTTCATTCAGATCATCGGTTTGGCCGGTCATCTTCCGCAGTGCTTCTCGAACGCTGATGGGGCACCAATCAAGTTGGAGTTCCCGCATCATGTGGCGGAGTTGCTTCGGCAGGCGGTCATATGCTGCCATGCGTGTTGGGCCATCTGCTTTCATGAAAGCCCCGCTTTGCTGAGGGCACATCGAATTGCCGACCAATGTTTGCGTGATTTTGAATAGGTATCAGGCCACGATGGTTGTTCACTGACCTTCGGCCACATCGCGCGACGGTGCTGATTTAGGAACCGCCATTTCATAAAAGAACTCATGACAGTTCTGTAACTCAGGGACTTTTCCAAAGCGGTGAGCCCAACAGCTACGAACAGGCAATGGCCTTGGTTTCGCATCTCGTTGAGTGCTCTGATCAGATCAATGTCTCTCATGCTGTCAGCCCCGTTGCTCTGCGTGTAGTGTTGCGGTTCCGATGCGCTGGTGCATGCCCGATGCGGGTGTAACCTTGGGCCTTCTGTCGGAAAGCATCCGCACAGTGGCTGTGTTCATCGTGACGTGGCTCGTCAGTCCACCACTGCAAGGTGTTGCTCCACCCTCGGGTATAAGCCTCAAGGTGCGCGATACCTTCTTTGCAGCCCTCTTCATCAATCTCGTACTGTTCGAACTCCTCGCGCACGAGGTCGATGCCGTGTTGAACACGCTTGATCACCGGAACCTTGTTCCACGTCCATGTTGGCCGGATGCCGCGCAGTTGGGAAATGGCGCTGGTGACCGCTTCCACGTCCTGTTTCGACTGACTGGAATCGTGCGGCAGATAATGAGCGCCCCACACACATTGGAGTTTCTCCATCCAAAGGATGAAGTGCAGATACCCCTGCCCCGATGCTTCGTAGAACTTCACCCAGCGGTCCATCGCTCCAATCTCTTGGTGAAGCCAGATTGCTGTGCTGTCAGTTGCGCCGATGTCCCAGAAGCTGTTGACCGGAACGTGTCGGCTGAGGGGATAGTTGCCAATACGTCCGGCCATGCGCGCATTGGCAACGGCGACGGCGTAATACTTGCCCTCGTTGGATGCCTGCCAGCACTCGTCTGGTGTTGAAGGATACTCGCGCCACATGAGGTCAGGTGTCGACGCAAAGTCCGCATCGCGCTTGTTCACGTACCAGGCGCGCTGATCAAGATCGATTACGCAGTCCATCTCCATCTCGACCTTGTCGAAGTAGGCATGCTCCTTGGCGCTGATGGTGACGCCAACCGGGTCGATCCGGTAGCCTTTGTCCTGCCACCACGCATAGAAGTGAAATCGGTAGTCGGTCGGCATGAGCGGCTTGCCGAGCTTGTGCAGCGCCTCAGATCGCTGGGACAGGTCATAGAACGCACCTGCCTTACCTTCGGCGGTGGATTCGATGAACACCAGCCCGCTCTTTGGAACACCCTGCAAGGAACCCGTTGTGATCTCGGTTGCTTTTTCTGGGTGCTTGGCTGCAATCTTGCCCATCTCACTGATGTGCAGGAAGTGAGGCGTGCCGCCCCGCGCGGAGGACGTCACTTCGATGGAAGAGCCATTGGCAAAAACCATCTGCGTCTGTGTCCGCTCAACGCATGGCACAGCGTCTCGCACCGCATCGGGCAGGTTGTCGTAAGCGAAACAGACCTTTTTTCGGTACAGCTTGGTCGCCGCGGCTTTGGTGTGCGCGATCACCACCACTTCTTGGTCCGGCAGGAACATCGCTTGGTCCAGCGCCATGATCTCAATGAGTGTCGAGAACCCGATTTGCCGAGCTTTGAGAACAAGGTTGCGATTGTTCAGGTTGCCCAGAAGGTCGCGCTGCGCCTCGTTCGGTATGAATGGTACTGCGATGTCCGGTAGATCGTCCGGCTGGTCGTCGCCTTTGGTCGTGATCTTGTAGAGCCCACCTGAAAAGATGCGCCACTCCCAAGAGCCAAGTGCGACGGCTATCTCTTCTTCTGTCTCAGGTACAAACGCCGGCGTTACTTCCTCGCGTTCAAGGAAAGCAATGCGCGCCTGCATCTGTTCTGGTGTGAGCCCTATCTGTCCGTCCATCACGCAGGTGCTCCCGGTTCATCCCGACGGATAGGAGGCCCAGCCATACGTTTCTGAATTTCACCGATGGCCTCAGCGATGGGCCCGGCAGCTTGTGCGTTGTCTTTTTCGAAGAACCCGACGTGCCGCGCGATCATGTCGATGGCCTTCATCTTGTCCTGTGTTTTGATTTCAACGCCGTTGGCGGTTTCCTTCACGCCTGCAAACAGCGCCTTGGCTTCAGGGGAGAGGCGTGAGGTGTCTGCAAGGACTGTTCGGGGCCTCCCGTACCCGTCGCACCGAGGACAGTCCTTGTGCGGCGCTTTCTTTGGCCTGTAGCCGTATCCCCCGGCGATGACAGGGGCTTCTGCTTTCGACCGGGCATTGTCAGGGAGTGCGAAGTGTTCTTCTTGCGCTGTCTGGAACTCGTCTTCCGTCCGCCACTGATACTGATGGCCAACACCGTGACAGTATCGGCAGCATCCAATCTCTATTCGAGTGATCTCACTGGCGTCTGCATCTGCGATGGCAACCAGCTTTTTCAAGACCCATACCTGGTCTATGCCAGTCTCTTCGGCACGCTGTGTTTTGCGTTTCTGGATCTCGTCGAAGACGTGTGGCTTGTGCTGCCTATTGCTCACCCACTGGTAAGACTTGGTTCTGGCCGTTCGTGGTGAATAGCCTGCTTTGATGGCGGCTTCTTCGGGCTTCAGGCTGACAAGAAACTCGTCAACAAAACGATCCTCGCGCGCATCCAGCTTTTTTGGGCCCGCCTTCGGCATGTTCGCATCCTGCTACTCTAACTTATGGCGGTATCATAATACCCCACAAGAAAGCATGACGCAAAGGCGGAAATTCCGGCTATTCAACGCCCATGGTTTTAATCAGGCGTGCTTGCATGACCTGCAAGGCTCCAAGTATTCTCAGCGCTCGGCCACGGTATTGCATAACATGTTCGAAGGTTGAGATCCTGTCTTCGATCAGCACCACAAAACCAATGTTTGGATTAATTTCACCACTCTTGATCGCGGCTAACTGGTCTTCCAGCATCTCTACGATTTCATCACGCTCTGTTTTAAGCGCGTTCGAGGTATCCACGACTGTTGGTTTCATGCTGAAAACTCCACCTGTCTTTTGTCGACCGCCACTAGGTCCGCCAGTGGCACCCGATACCGGACAATGTCGCTTGGCCTATGGTAAGCGCCCCACACCCACGCGGACCCATCAGCGTTCAGCTCTTCCTCAGAGCGGACCCGCCCGATCCTTTCCGAACGTTTGATATCACCCCCTCTGAACTGCACCTGTGCTGGCTGCCCGTAGATAGGACAGCCAGCGCCATCATGGGCTTGCCATGGTCCCCATGCGTCATTCTGCATCTGGGGCTGTCCCTGCCTGCTCTGACGCTGCAATTGATGCCATCGCGTCTAAACCTTTTTGTGCCGCATCGCTCATGCGCTTGCCAACGGAGGCACAGCTAGGCGTTTTCATGGCGAGGACTTCTTCAAGCGCTTCCTGCGCCGCTGCGCTTTTGTAAGCCTCTTCATCAGCGAACTGTTCCCAGCGATATTGAGATTGGACTGCGGCTTTGAGTTCTGATGTCAAAGCATCATTATGGCTCTGGGCCATCTGGTGGGCTTCTTTCAATTCAGCGTAGAGTTTGTTCATGGTTCGCTTCCCAAGCATCTCTGCCATCAATCGCCCACCAGATATCCAGTTTGCGAAACGATTGTGCCAAGTGAGCGAACGCAGAACGGTTTTGTAATCAAACTCGTCCAACGTATTAACGGGGGCACTCTGGAGATATCGCATAGCGTCTCCCAAATGTGAGGATGTATCTTTGTTCATGGCTGTTCTGTCCTGTTGGTAATGCTTGTTGCGTCATGCTTTTCTGTTCTGTTCCCGTGTATTTTCTATTCTATTCTTTACTATCCTTTACTATGTGCAGAACTGTTCCATTCTGTTCCGTAAATGTTCCGAACTGTTCCGGTTACAAACAGCCCGAATTATTCAATAAAATCAGTATCCGTGTTGACTTCTCGATACCCACCCGGCTTTTTCCGCATGGTCCAAAGCCTTGCGGAGTGATGTTTCAAATTGGGGCATGCGTCTCTGGCCCCGGTGATTGGTAATCAGCCAGTCATCAAGCCGCTCGATCAGCACCTTGTCCTCGCACATGGCGGCGGGGCATTTGATCTGCTGCATTGCTTCAGCGAGGCGTCTCTGTTGCTGGTAGACCGCTTTGCCTTCGTTCTTGGCCTTACGCACCTCACGGCGCATAAGCGCGTCCTCGCAAACCTCCATGACGACGGGGTGCCCATAGACGATCTTGCCTGTGATTGGGTTCCGGTACTTCGACCAGTTGTGCAAGGGAGTGATGTCTTGCGCCATCAGCGCCAGCCAATCTTCGCGTGATATGCGCAAGAGATTGTGCAGGATGTCCTCGTCAATCGGCAGTGACCCGACGGGGGTTTGCTTGCGCGCGTACCAGAACAGATTCATAGCCGCGCCTTGGACATCCAGTCGTGCCGTCAGGTGCAGGCGGCTTGCCAGCCAGCGGTCATGCCAGAAGGCTGTGAAATAGTCGCTTGATAGGTGAGGATCACACAGGGTCGCCGGGTATGCGGGATAGTCCGTTTCCGGTACGGCGGACAGGCGGATGTTCTTAGCGTTGCTCATGCTGCAAACCTTTCGACTTGATTACCCATTACATCCCAGCCGGATCGCTCCTGACGTGAAAACAGTTCAATCTTGGGCACATCTCCGCAGAGGCGTTCAGCGGCTTCAAACGCTTCATCTGGCTTTCGGGAGTGTTCTCGAATTGGCCCCTCAATCACCGACCGAACATTCCTCGCCACTTTGGGCTGGCCGATTGTTCCAATGAGAAAGGGCTCACCCGCACAGCGAAGGATATAACCCGTGCCAAATGCCTGCTTGCCGTGGCGGGTCTTTTTCGACCAGTGCCCGGCAGTTTTGAATTGGAAACCCCAAGCGGACATTACGCCCAGCGCCTGCGGTAGCATCGGGTTGGTTGCCCAAAGCCAGAGAACACAATCATTGGCGGCCAGATGCCCCACGGGCAGGCCTTCAACCCAATCAAGGCTTTGGCATTCGTACTGCGCCTGCGCAGCTTTCTCATGGCCCTTGCTGCTGTAGGTTTTGAAGGACCACGGCACGTCGGCCATAATCAAGCCGTATCGAAACAACGGCACGTGCGATATCTCGGTATAAATGGTCATTCAGCCATCCCCCCGAACATATCCATCTGCTGAGGCGCTGGGCGTGTTTCCTGTGGCGGCTCCCAAATCCAAGGGCCGTAGGCCATGGGCATTTGAGAGAGTGCGCCACGCATGTCCTGCTGCCAGTGGCTGAACTCCGTTTCCGAGCAGCTTAAGAGCGCGTGTCCTTTGGGCCAGCCCATCAACCATTCCACAAAGAGCGGGTTCAGCCTGCGCTTCTTCCAGTTCCCCCGACGCAACCATCTGCGCAAGCTGGTCAGCGCGACGTGCGACGTCACCGAACGTAACAGTCGGCGCGAGATCGGGCGATACTGCGAGGGTGGCAAGCCAACCGTCACTATCTGAGGGTCCGGGCGGGAAAAGCCATGGGCGACTGCGTTGGGCAGCTCGTCCATGTGTTTGCGTCCCGTCCCTTTGTCCAGATGATCCGCGCTGTTCTCCCCCTTGTGGTCCCGTGCCGCTGGCGTCGGCCAGTTCGCTACCTTCTGTGTCAAGGATGACCCCGTCATTGCATCCGTGATCCCTGTGCCGCCCCGCGTCCCGTCCGATGCACTCGGGGTCGTCCAGTTCGCCGCCTGCGCTGGCAGTGGTGTACCTCCCGCTCCGAACGATTGGTTCGGACTGCCCTTCTCCGCATCCGAGGCGCGGGGTGTTCCCCATTGGCCTTCCGCCACATCGTTCAGGTTCTGCGACCAGCCCTGTTCCATCTTGCGCTGTTGGCGCGGGCTGTTGGGGTTGTCCCCACTCCGAATGTCGCGGGCTTGAGGGGTCGGCCAATTCATTTCTGCCGCCCCGGCCAGGCTGGTGCCACCCGTCTGTCCCGGTGTCGGTGCCTCTGATGTCTGTGCAAATTCCTTCGCGCGCGCGGTAGGCCACAATGAAGACACGCTGCCGTTCATGCGGCGCGCCTGTTTCACCCGCTGAGAATATGCCAACGCTAGTCGTGAAGCCCATGTCTCGAAGGCTTCGCAGCACGGTCTGTAAGCCGGATGAGACATGTCCTCTGACGTTCTCGAAGAAGCACCATTGGAGGTGTGGGCCGAGTTCTCGGATGATCCGGGCGAAGTCATCCCAGAGCCAGCGCTCGTCTTCTGTTCCAAGTCGCTTGCCTGCGAGGCTTTCCCCTTGGCATGGGTATCCCCCGATAAGGGTGTCGATCGCTCCGGCAAGGGGCTTTGCATCAAAGGTGGTGACGTCGTCCCATATTGGGGCTGGCGGGAAGTATCCTGCGCGTTGGGCTGCGATGATGGCTGATCTGGGGTGTTCCTCCCATTCAACGTAGCATCGCGTGTGAAATCCGGGTTCTGCGAGGCCAAGGCCCATATCAAGGCCACCGGCTCCGGCGCAGAGAGACAATCCGTTTCTGGGACGTGGCACCACATAGGTCACATTCTCCCCGCACAGTGATCAGCAACAACGTCTTCAACGGGGCGGATGCGACGGCCAGTGCCCTTGCAGGGCTTGCAGCGTACCTGCCCTTCGGCAAACAAACCTACCTGTGCTATGATGAAGCCTTCTCCATCACATGCTGGGCAGGTTGTCCCGTTGCCATGGAGAAACCTATCCATGGGGGTTTTCCTCGGCCATGACAGCCTCCGCCAGTGCGCGCATGCGCGACTTGTCGATTGGTGTGGCTGTGGTGAAGTTCTCAAATGGGTTCAGTATCCCGTGGGACTGGGACGCTTTTAATCCGAGCGTTTGCATGATCACGGGATCAGACCCGCCTTCGACATGCAGATAATGCGCTGTTACCGGATTGGCCTGCCCCTGCCGGTGCAGTCTGCCTATTACCTGCACGTGGACCTGTGGTGACCAGTCAAGCTCACCAAATACCACGTGCGCCGCTCTCGCTTGCAGGCCATCCAATCCCGCCCCTGACCGAAGAGACATGATCATGATGTTTGTGTCGCCTTGGAGAAACGCTTCTCTGGCTGCGCGCTTCTGCGACTGCGTCTCTGAACCCGTAAACATGGCGGGTTTCAGATCGGCCAGTACCTCGTTCCATATCCGGTACACCTCGCGGTGCCAGCCTGCCATTATCAGCGGTTCGCCAGCTTCCGCCAGCATACGGACATAGGCAGCGACGGCCCGCGCTTTGGCTATGCCTGTCTCTTGTCGCAGCATGATATCCAGTTCACGCGCGGCCATGCCTCGGTCATGGAAACTGCCGTTCAAGACCCGCATGGCTAACTGGCGCCGTAAATCATGGTCCGCTTCCGCATCACCTTCATTCCAGGCCACTTCCAAAACGTTTTTGCTCAAAGGCGGCAGCGAGATGGAGACTTCTTCGTCATCACAGGTGCGGCGAAGGGCAATCCCTTCTTCATAAAGATATGCACCCAGCGCCTGCGGGTCTGCGACGATGGCCTTGCCCCCACTGGCGTCTTGTTTGCACCATGACATCAGGAATTCTTCCCATGTGCCCAATGCACCAGGTGCAACGAACTCCACGACGTTCCAAATTTCGCCGCCATAGTTGTAGATCGGCGTGGCTGTCAGTCCCAGCACAGCATCAGCCGCATCGACAAACGCGCGGGCCCCCATGCCCTTTCCTGTGCCTCGTCCATGCCGCAACTCTTGGATTTCATCGAACACGACGGTGCGGCAACCCAAAGTCTCTGCATAGGTCGCCCACGCTTCGATGTTGCTGTAACGGAAGACATAGATGTCTGCTTCAGGGAGATTGCGCACCTTCCGGTCTTTGACCTCATATGCGCGCAGCCCCGTGAAACGCTCGATGTACTGGGTGACCCATTGGCTTGATAGATGCGGCTGCACGATGATCGCAGCAGGCAAACCCCAGCCGTCTGAAATCGATGCCAGTGCGCTCACGGTCTTTCCGAGCCCCACATCGTCAAGCAAAAGCAGTCGGCCATTGTTTCGCAGCATTTCAGCCGCGCGCACCTGATACGAATGTGGGCTTTCACCCTCGTTGAACCCGGTCACTAGGCCCGGTTGCCAGTCTGGCCGCCGCAACACCTCCAGCGCAGCCTGTTTCTTCTTGTGGGTTTCCAGCCGTTCATCCAACGCCGTGCGTGCTACGTCAGACACGGTCATGGGGTAACGCGATAGGAACCATTCAAGATCAACGGCGCGATCAGGGGTGTCTTTCAGGATATACGGTGGTCTTTGCCCGGCGCGGATGCCTCCGAACACTCGCTTCAGCTTTACAGACACGTGTGGAGCCACGTCCTGAAGAAACCAGTGCTTGTCGCCTATGACGTCTTGGCGAAAATCTACGCTTCCTAGGTTCATAGCCACGCCGCCCCTAGATTGACGGCAGCAAACGGCTTGCCATCCATCTGAGGACCACGTGCTGGCCATGCGCCGTTCGTCGCCAATATCAGACCTTCGATCTGGTCACTCGCGACATAACGTTTGATCTGGCCATAGGTTGAGCGCTTATCACCACCAATCTTGACCTCAATACCGATACCATCAACCATAAGGTCGATGCGGCCTGAGCCCTCAATAACGACCTCTCGCTCTGGCACAAACTCGCTGGCCAGCAGAAGGTCGTAAATCTCCCTCTGCGCGGCCTCTTCCGTGCTGACGTGTATCCGGGTCTCAGAAATGACACGAGCGATCGTGCGGACCATGAATGTAGGGTGCGCATCCATCCCCTACATTCCCAACGCTTCTTTATACATCTCCATGACCGCCTCTTCTTCGGCGATGTCGTCGGAGTCACGCTTGCGCAGGGCGATGACCTTTCGCAGAACCTTCGTGTCGTAGCCGCGGGCTTTGGCCTCTGCCATCACCTCCTTCGACTGCTCGGCCAGATCCTTCTTCTCTGCGTCCAACCGCTCAAGCCGTTCCACGAACTGGCGCAACTCATTGGCGGTGACACGGTAAGCGGCATCTCGGACTTCAACGTCTGCCTCAGTCTCTTTCATGCGGGGCTTATCTGATTGATCAAGCATCCTGCCCTCTTTCTTTTCGCGGCCAATAAGCGGCCCTTACTGTTTCAGGTTCCTCGGTTTTTGCGTCCCTGATGTCGTCATCCATCACTGCGTTGGTTGCGGTGATGACGTTTTGGGAACCCACGCCGAATTTCTTACCTATCTCTGATGGCTTCATTCCCGCCGCGCGGGCAGCAACCATGTCCACCAATCGATTGTCTTGCTCACGCCTCGTGGCCATGTTCGCCCTTCTCTGCGGCATCTGATCTTTTGGGCCGCGCAAGAACCTCCCCCAACCCACGAACGAACCGCTCTCTGATCTCACTCGTCTTCAACGACTTGGTCGACTTGCAAGGGCATGGTTGAAGCGCGACACGCAGGCTTTGGGCATCCTCGACATCAACCGTGATGACTATCTTGTCCCCTTCACGCCGCGCGGTGGTCGTCACTGTTGACCGCCTTGAAAAGCCACTCTTGGCCTTTTTGAACCGCCTTATCCCGCAGGTTACGGGCCTGCTTGCGCGTCCCCAGCCAAGCGAAGGTCGTCCCCGACACCACACCTTCTCCGGCCAGATGCAGATATTCACCAGTCTCAACGTGCTTGAAACGGATCGTCTTCTTATGCTCGTGCTTGCGAGGCAAAATAATTGATTTAGGCATATTCTCTCCACTTCCGGCCGATGCAGCCCGCAGCCAGCAATTCGACCATCTCAGCACACCCAGGCGCGCCAAACTCATGCGTTCAAAAGGCACGTCACGCAGCGGTGCTTTGTGGCGCAGCGGGCAGTACAGCGTTAGACCCCTCCGGGTCGACATCGTCGATGTAGTCCTGCAATTTTCTCGCATAGACCGATTTTATCGTTCCCTTTTTCAAGGGACCAAGCGCGCTTTGATAAACCCCTGCCTTATGACAGAAGTAGGTGGGGCCGCAGCCAGTCTTTAAGAGGTATGCTTCGATCCGCTGGTAAAGCTTCACGTTGCCCCTGTCGTAATGCTCAATATGATCCATGCAACGCAGGATAGATTAATTTTAGTAGGGGTCAACTAATATTTATAGAACAATGTGCGTATACAGATTAACACGTGCGCGTCTATCAATCTGCATATATCAATTGTCATATGACAGCAGCTTACAACAACACCGCTATGATCCAGCGATTAAAGGAAACACTGACCAAGAAAGGCATATCTATGCGGGCCGCATCTCTTGGCGCTGGCATGGGTGAGGCGTATCTGGCAAACGTCATCACGAATGGGCGAGACCCACAGGTCACCAGCCTTATCGCTATGTGCGAGTATCTGGACATCTCGCTTTCGTGGCTGCTGTATGGCTTTGATATTCCCCCTCAAGCCGAGGAGATTTTTCAGCTTCTGGGTGAGAACCCAGATCGGACAGAGGCAGTGCTGTCTTTGCTTCGGCCAGCCGATCAAAGATAACGTCGGGCGCTGTTTCTTCAATAAATTCAATAAATTCTGTCAATCTCATTTTCAAATCTCCTGTCGTCATTCAGCACGCGCGCCGAACGGCTGTAAAGCGCTTATGCCCCAACGGAAACAGTCAACCTACCGCATAAGTTGTTAATGGCCCCACGTAAACGCCGCATAAGAGTATGTTAGAAAACAACAAACTTGCCCTTACAATTTCAATCTACATGAGTATATCATCTTTGATATAGCAGGCCTTTTCGGGCCAGCAGGAAGTAAGGTCCAGATGAAATTTGATGCAGTCTCTTTTCGAAACAGGTTTTCGCTGGCGTATGCCGCGTCAAATTACAAAAGCCTTCGAAGCCTGTCTCTCAGCAGCGGGTTCTCTGTCTCACACCTACACAAGATCCACAGTGGCCGATACGACCACTCCGCAACGGGACCGGGATGCTTTGGCATTGCCCGCGTGTCTCAGACGCTAGGTGTTTCCCCGAACTTCCTTCTTGGGTTCAACGAAGGGCAGCCGGTTAAGGTCGAGGAAGGTGCAACCGTTGAAAAGATGTTTCGGTGCTACGAGGAGTCCGGCGGCAGACTTGAAGGATTTAACGAGGTCATGAGCTACTGCGACGTCTACCTTGAACCCAAGGATGGCAAAGCCACTCTCGAAAAATTGGGGCCACTGTCCCTACAGTCGAGGAAGGCCGGGAAAGACGCTGACCTGCTGCAAAGAGAATATGAAGCGTCGAGCGCGGATGTTATGGCAGCAATATACGAGAGGCAAAGACGCGCCTGGGATCACGGCCCCTTGGTAGAGATTGCCTACATCGACACTCGTTTGGTCTCACGCCCCCTGCATGCCCGGTTCGCCTACATTTTTGCTGGATTCCGCGTGTCGACACTGGGTGGTCAGGAGAGGTTGGTCGTCCTCAGCAAGCAAATCGCCTAACAAGTCTCTGACCGATTCCAGCAACGCCGGCAGCCTTTCACGACGCAGGTGCCCAATCCACTTGGGATTGCCGTCTGGGTACATGTTTCGGTCGAGGGTCCAAATCCAAGGGTCTGAATCGAGAAACCCGTAGTTTTCAGCGCGGCGTTTGTCGGATCGTCGCAAATAGCAGTATGTTGCATCGGCCCCAAGATCCTTCATAATCCGATAATGACCATATGCGGTGTAGAGCCTGATCGCGGCATCCCCGCCGGAAGCAAGGGCTCTTGCTGTCTTTGCCTTCAGGTCGCCGAAGTATCCAACCCTACCTGAAATTCGGCTGTCAAAGATGTTGAAGGGGTGCGGCTGCGCGTTCACGCCGAAGGTCACCGGGAGTGATCGTTGGATAAATGATCCCAAGTCCTCAGAACCCAGATCATCCACGCGCGCACCACCACCTATAACGGGTTTCCCTTCATGATACGCGAAAAGCCAAAGGGCCGTGTTCCGTGTGAACACATTCCTTCGCGGGTCGAGGACGGGACTGCACCTCCCGCCGATCTCGGCCATAAGATCAGGAACGCGTTCAAAGTCCTGAACCACCCTGATCGTGAACCCGCGCGCTTCAAGCGCCATGCGACACCGCGAAGCGATGTATTCGATTTCCCAATTTTCCATACCTTGATTCGTACACGCGGCGCATGATGGCGGTCTATAACCCGCTCAAAATCTATCAAATTGAATATAGGCACTTGTAGCCATACTAATATTAGTCTATTAATTCGAGTATATCATCATCATTTTTTGGCTGAAATAGATAGAGGTCGACCATGAAAGAACTTCGCATTTTGTCTGCAACAGCGGGACCAAACACATACGGCGTGGATGAAACCTGTCCGAACAAGGTGCGCCGCTCCTTTGTGGCGGGCTTCCCATGGTTCCGCTTCGCACTCTTGGTCAACGTCATCATAGGCGCGACCGTCATGGTGCTGCCGCTATGAGGAACCTTGATCCTAAAATGCGCGACGTGGAAAGCTGGAATTCTGGCAGTATTGCGGACTTCACCAACGCCTGCACCCCATCGCAGCCTTCCAAGGAAGTTGAGCAGCAAGAAGCGCCTGCGGCGACTTCCTTCAAAGAGGCTGCTGTAGCGATCTTCTTTTCCGCGATTATCGTGGGCCTTGTAGGTCACGTGGCGGTGAAGGGTATCGCCAACGTCGCGGCGGTCAGCTTGGCGACCCATACAGCGTCAGGATGGTGATCTATGGCGCGTAAGGAATTTTCACCTAAGACCAAGGTCGCCGCTTTTGAGCGATCTGGCGGGGTCTGCGAGTGTGGATGCGGGGTCAGGTTTGGCAATCATCCCAAGGAACGCCCGGTTTATGACCATAGAAAGCCAGATGCGTTGGGCGGGGACAACTCGTTAGAGAACTGCGATTGCATCCGCCAGTCTTGCCACGAGGCCCGCACACACGGGCGCGATGGTGACATTGCGAAGGTCGCGAAAGCCAAGCGCGGCGAACGCCAGCGGCGCGGGATAGAACGGCCCAAAAAGCGCCTTCCCGGCCACAAGGATGGTCGATGGAAAGCCAAGATCGGCGGCGGGTGGGAGACGCGAACATGAAGAAAACCTTTGAGCGCGGCTTTGCTTGCATCGCCCTTGATAGCCCTAAATTCCCAGAAAATGTGGGGGCAGTTCTACGAGCAGCCCACTGCTATCGTGTGGCACAGGTAAATCTTGCGCGCTGCCGAGCAGTAGATCTTGAGAACCACATGAACACGCCGATGGCGCACAGACACACTCCGGTATTCATGACTTCCGATCCATTGGAGTATCTTCCGCATGACTGCCAAGTGGTTGCTGTCGATCTGGTGAACCGAGCTGAACCCTTAACAACATTCAAGCATCCACAGCGTGCAATGTACGTTTTTGGGGCTGAGGATGCCACTTTGGGTCAAGGCATTCTGAAGAGGGCACAACGTCATGTTTATGTTCCCACTCAGGGTTGCATGAACTTAGCTGCGACCGTCAATGTCGTGCTCTACGACAGAATGTTAAAAGGCGGTGCCTTCACCGACCCATACAAGAAAAACCCAAGCCGTGATCATTACGGGCGGTCGCCGGAGATAGCTGATGCGTAAATTGCATCGCCATAAAGCGAAATACCCTGCCCTTTGGAAGGCTGTAGAAGGCGCGATCCGGTCCGCCATGCACGCGCATCCAGAAATAAACATTCCGAACATCGACAGCGTGACAAAGCGCGTTGTCGGTCAAGTGCTGGCCCTTGAGGCCGGAGCGGTTGCACCCGCTGAAAGAGAGGGGGGAACCAATCCTCCATTCCCCTCAAAGGAAGGTGAGTATGTACCTTCTTTGAGCGACGGCAATCAGGATCCGTCTCTCGGGGGCGGAGATGCGCCATCCGCCCCCACCAACTCAACAAAGGAACTGACATGATGAAGCCACGCAAGGGTGAAGAAATAGGCGGCGGATACTTCGTTATGCGCCGTGGAAAGAAGACAGGCCGTGTCGGAGTGAGCGCAAACACGCTCCCTTTTGAACATCCCAGCTTGGCATCCGCGCTTACAGAAGCAAAGCGCCTGAGTGAGGTGAACAAGGGCGAGACCTATGAGGTGTTCGTCACCACCGGGTTTGCCGAGTTCTGTGAGAAGGTCGAGGCTGATGACCATGGCTGACCTGTCACGCTTTGATCATCTTCCCGAACGCGCGCTTGCGGTCCGACAGCCTTGGGCAGACTGCATCTTGCACTATGGCAAGGACATCGAGAACCGTGAGGTGCCTTGGAAGTTTCGTGGGCGCGTCTGCATCCATGCGTCAAAGCGCGAAGCTAACATCGAAGACTTGATGAAGGCAGACAACATGTATGCCGCGTCCTTGGGTGCGCCGGGTAAAGGCGGCGAACACATGATTGATCAGGACAAGCTGTCGTATGGCGGGATCATCGGTACGGTGGAAATTGCCGCATGCGTTTTGGAGAGCGGCAGCTCGTGGTTTGAGGGCCCGTATGGTTTCGTCCTGCGCGACCCTCAGTTGGTGCCGTTCATCCCTGTGCGCGGTGCGCTTCAAACCGAAGTGATCCGACACGCTCTTCGGCTCTACGAACACCTCGTCAACGAAACAGCGGACGGTTCGGTGATTGCTATTCGCGCAGCCGATGGCGGTGAGACCATTATCGTTTCCGTTTTTTAATCAGCAATATCAGAATAGGAGTGCACCATGGATGCGGAGACTTTGAAGGCGGCCAACCGAAACAGAGAACGACGTGATGATGTTGAGGAGGCCCTGGAATACTGGCGTGGGGTCAAGAGTCAGGATGTCCCAGATTTCAGGCTGAAGCTGACATACCTGCCCGGTAACCCGAAGATCGCTCCAGATGCTGCGCGCTTCACAGAAGCTGAAATGGCTCCAATCAGAGCCGCGAAGATCCATGCGCTTGAGATGGAACTGGTCGAACTTGATGCCGCTTTCGAAGCCATCAGCACGCCTCTTGCCATGAAAGAACATGATATCAGCCATCGCCTCCCTATAGAGACAAGGATTTTCTTGGCCGTCTTGAGCGCGCTGGATGCCGTGCACCAAGGGGATGGGCACCCACATGAGTATGACCTTACGCCAAAAGACATCGTAGCTGTGATGGACGAGTGGTCTGAGATCGACGGCTTCAAACCAGAAAACGATGCTTACTTGAAGGCCGCAACCGATGGCGTGATGGCATGGCGCTTGTACTACCCAGCGCCATCAACTTAG